AGAACCAAAACCACATCAAGCTGATCCTGAAGGATTACAATATGCTCATCCTGATAGACAAGAGCCACCAGTAATTATTGAATTAACACCAAATCCTTTTACAACTATTAAGTATGCAGGTAGCACTTATATTAATGTTTATTCACAAGATCATGGAAGATCAACTGGTAATGTTGTTAGATTTAGAGGGCCTCCTGAAGTTGTAATCCCGGGCACGCCTACGCGCGAGACCTCATTTGAATTAGTACCTTCATTTGATAATGTTACAGATATTTCAAATGCAAATGGTTTTACGATTACAGTTGGAAAAATTGATTCATCTGGTATTGTTGGAGATCCATTGAATTATTTTTATTTCTTAAGTACAAGTACAGCAACAACAGGAAATGTTTCTGGTGGTGGAGCACAATGTTCTGCAGGTCCAGTAACTTTACAAGCTTAATATGACATACGCAGAACTAGTTACAAAAATAAGAGATTACACAGAAGTAGATTCAAATGTGTTTACAGCAACTATTGTTAATGGTTTTATTTTAGATGCTGAATGGAGAATTCAAAGAGATGTAGATTCTGATAATAACAGAAAATATGCAACAGCGACTATTATTGCAGGTCAGCCTTATGTAAGTACACCTCTTTTAACAGATCAAACTTTGATTATTAGAGAAGCTCAGATTCTATATCAAGGCACTTATTCTGTGGTAGAATATAGAGATACTGGCTTTATTAATGAATATAATAACAACCAAGCACAGGGATTACCTAAGTATTTTAGTTATTGGGATGAACAAAACATAGTAGTAGCCCCAATTCCAGACTTGACATATACGATGCAATTAAATTATACCTTGAAGCCAGCAGGATTATCTGCTAATAATACGACAACATATTTAAGTCAGCAATTTCCCTCTGGTTTATTATATGCTTGCCTTGTTGAGGCGTATGGTTTTTTAAAGGGTCCGGCAGACATGATACAATTTTACGAACAAAAGTATCAAAGTGTGCTACAAGGATTCTCTATTGAACAAATGGGAAGAAGAAGACGAGATGAATTTCAAGAAGGTTCACCTCAGATTCAAAAACAAGGTTAATTAATTAGGAGTTAATATGGCTATAACACAAGCAGTTGCAAATTCGTTTAAAGGACAACTTTTACAAGGTCAGCATAATTTTACTGCGACTACGGGAAATGTTTTTAAACTTGCTCTATATACTTCTGCAGCGTCCCTAGATTCATCTACAACTATTTACACTTCAACAAGTGAAGTTGCAAATACTGGTCAGTATGTAACAGGTGGCGGAGTTTTAACAAATGTATCACCAGTTGTTTCAAGTGGTGTAGCATTTATAGATTTTGCAGATATATCTTTTACTGGAGTTACTTTAACTGCAGCAGGAGCGTTAATTTATAATACATCAAATACTAACGCAGCAGTTGCTGTATTAAGTTTTGGTGGAGATAAAACAGCAACATCTGGAACTTTCACAATTCAGTTTCCAGCAGACACATCATCAGCGGCTATTCTAAGAATCGGTAACGCATAATAGGAGTAACCTATTATGGCAAATTCTTGGGGTGAACTTGGCTGGAATGTAGGACAATGGGGCCTACAAAGTGATGTTACTGTTGCGCTTACAGGTTTTGGATTAACTACTTCACAAGGACAAGCTAATTATACACCATCAGAGGGTTGGGGTAGAAATACTTGGGGTTCTTTAGGTTGGGGGTCAGATGCAATAAGTGTAGATGTATCTGTCACAGGTCAACAGTTAAATCTTTCATTAAATTCTGTAACTACTTTAGCTAATGCTAATGTAGATGTAGTAGGGGAACAGTTAAACCTTTCTTTAAATTCTGTAACAACTTTAGCTAATGCTAATGTAGATGTAGCAGGGGAACAGTTAAATCTTTCTTTAAACTCTGTAACTACTTTAGTTGATGCTGATATTAATTTAACTGGTCAACAGTTAAACCTTTCTTTAAACTTTGTAAATGTTGAACTTAACACTATTATTGAAATAACGGGTCAACAGTTAAATCTTTCTTTAAATTCTGTAACAACTTTAGCAAATGCTAATGTAGATGTAACAGGTGAGCAGTTAAATCTTTCTTTAAATTCTGTAACAACTTTAGCTAATGCTAATGTAGATGTAACAGGTGAGCAGTTAAATCTTTCTTTAAATTCTGTAACAACTTTAGCTAATGCTAATGTAGATGTAACAGGTGAGCAGTTAAGTATTGTTGAAGGAATTGTGGATGCTTCTCCAGACGCTGAAGTTACTGGTCAACAAATAAATTTATTCTTAAATTCTGTAACAACTTTAGCTAATGCTAATGTAGATGTAGCAGGGGAACAGTTAAATCTTTCTTTAAACTCTGTAAATGTTAGTGGAGAAGCTAATGTAGATGTAGCAGGGGAACAGTTAAATTTATCTTTAAATTCAGTAAATATTTTTCTTGATACTGTAGTTTTTGTAACTGGAGAACTATTAAATACTTCATTAAACTCTGTAACAACTTTAGCTAATGCTAATGTAGATGTAGCAGGGGAACAGTTAAATTTATCTTTAAATTCAATAGATGCCATTCCTAATAGTATTATTAATGTAACAGGGCAACAATTAAATACATTATTAAATTTAGTAACTATTTCAGCTAATGCAAACATATCTCCTATTGGAAATGAATTGACTATAGCTTTAAATAGTATAAATAATCAAATTTGGACTGAAATAAATACTGGAATTAGTGCAAATTGGTCCGATGTTAATACCGGATCTACAGCAAATTGGACAGAGATTGACACCGCCGCTTAAATTAAATACTATGTAACATAAGGAATTAAAATTATGGCATCAAGTTATTCTACAGACCTCAAACTAGAGATACAAGTAACTGGCGAAAACGCTGGTACATGGGGTGATATTACAAATACAAATTTAGTTATTCTTCAACAAGCAATTGCTGGTTATTCTGGTATATCTATTGCAGGTGGTGTTGGAAATACAGATTTAACTTTTTCAAATGGTTTAACATCAAATGGTAAAAACGCTGTTATAGAATTAACAGGAACAATTACAGGAAATAGAACTGTAACTATAACTACTGCATCAGGCGTTAAAAATAAAGTTTACATAATTAGAAATAGCACAGTAGGTGCTTTTACTGTTACAGTAAAAGTTGAAGGTCAAACAGGATTTACTTTTTCTGCAACAGACAAATCAACAAAAATTTTATATTTAAATGGAACAGATGTTGTAGACTCTAACATTGGAGAATTATCTAATGATTTTACTCCAACACTAGCAGCTAACTTAAGTACAAATGCAAAAAATATTATAGTTGCAAGCACATATGGAATTATAGATGAAAATGCTAATGAACAAATTAAATTTTCAACAACTGCATCAGCTACAAATGAAATTACAATAGCAAATGCTGCAGCTGGATCAAGTCCAGTTATTTCTGCAACAGGTGGAGATACAAATGTTGGATTAACTTTAACTCCAAAAGGTGATCTTGGAAGAATTACATTAAATGGTGAGTCTAAAATATTTGGTGTATTTGAAAATGCAACAATTTCTACAACTTTCATAACATCATTTACATATGACGTGCTTGCTCAAGCTGTATATTTTCAAAACGTTAACTTAGGTGCAAACTTTACAGTCAATTTAAGAGGAAATTCTTCAACTGCATTAAACGCGACTTTAAATACTGGTGAATCTGCAACAGTTGCATTAATCACAAAACAAGGGAACACAACATTTTATAATACATCAGTATTAGTTGATGGAACATCAACAAACGTTACAGTAGTTTGGCAAGGTGGAAGTGCTCCAACAGCTGGAAATGCTTCATCTAATGATGTCTACACTTACACAGCTCTTAAAACAGCAGCATCAACTTACACAGTATTAGCAGCACAAACACAATTTAAGTAGGAGGATAAGAAAGAATGCCTTTATTATCTACACGCGGAGCTGCTTCAGCAAGAGGATTTGGATTTTTTGGCAGAAAATCACCTTATTCAGTAGAATTTTTAGCAGTAGCTGGTGGAGGAGCAGGTGGCGCGGGAAGTGGAGGTTTTGGATGCGGTGGCGGTGGAGGCGCTGGAGGTTTTTTAGACTCAACTTTTACTGTTGTACCTGGTACGGGTTACACAGTCACAGTTGGGGGTGGTGCACCTACAACAACAGGTCCTGGCGGAACAGCTGAGGCTGCTCGCGGAGCCAATGGCTTTAACTCTGTGTTTGGTTCAAATACCGCAACTGCCGGTGGGGGTGGTGGTGGAGCAAGTTTTAGTAATAAAGATGGTAGTACTGGCGGATCGGGAGGTGGTGGTGGAGGAAACTCATCGGCTTCTGGATCTGGTGCTGCTGGAACATCAGGACAAGGAAATAGTGGTTCCAATTCAACGACAGCATACGGAGGTGGCGGGGGTGGCGGAGCTGGTTCAGCTGCTTCAGGAACAATCAACGGAGGATCAGGTAGTAATTGGAAATCTCTTGGTACTTTTTACGCAGGAGGTGGTGGTGGCGCATTAAATCAGAGCACTGGAGGTAATGGTGGAACGGGGGGTGGTGGAGGTGGAGGAGCAGTTGGAGCCAATGGAACACCAGGTACAGTAAATACTGGAGGAGGTGGAGGAGGTGGTGGTAATAATGGAGCAGGCGCAAACGGTGGAGCTGGAGGCTCTGGTATTGTAATCATCCGTTATTCTGGAGCACAAAAAGGAACAGGTGGCACAGTTACCTCAAGTGGTGGATTTACATTTCACACCTTTACATCATCTGGAACATACACAGCATAGGAGATATATATATATGGGACATTTTGCAAAAGTAAACAATGGAATCGTAGAACAGGTTATCGTTGCCGAACCAGAATTTTTTCAGACATTTGTAGACACTTCACCGGGAGCATGGATTCAAACATCCTACAACACTCGTGGTGGTGTGCATTACCAGGCCAATAGCAATGAACCGTCTGCCGATCAGAGCAAAGCGCTCAGAAAGAACTATGCAGGCTTTGGGTATACATATGACTCAACAAGAGATGCATTTATTCCACCTAAACCAAATTTACCTAGTTGGATTTTAAACGAATCTACTTGTCTTTGGGAAGCACCTGTTGCTAAACCAACAGAAGAATTAGAAGAAAATCAGTATTATTCTTGGAATGAATCTATCATAAATTGGGAAATTAAAACAAAAGAAAAACTCTAATCAAAAATTTAAATTTGATATAAGACCTATGTTTCAAATTTGAAGATTTGCTTGTTAAATTAGAATGGAATATAATATTGCCAAAAAAGTAGTGCATTTACTAATATAATCTATATAAAGGAAGGCTTATGCCTTTACAGAAGATACAATTTAAGTCTGGATTTAATAAACAACAAACTGCAACCGGAGCCGAAGGGCAATGGATTGATGGTGATAATATAAGATTTCGTTATGGCGAACCACAAAAGATAGGTGGATTCCAGCAACTCGTTGCTAGCACCTTGGCAGGTCCAGCGCGTGACCAGCACACTTGGACTGCATTAGATGGTAAAAAATATGCAGCTATAGGTACTTCTAAAATATTAACTATTTATTATGAGTCTGAGTTTTTTGATATTACACCACTTGGAACAGCTTTAACATCTTGCACTTATACATCTACAACTGGATCAGCAACAGTTACAATTAATAAAGCATCTCATGGATTAGAGGTTGGTGATTATATTATCTTTACAAGTGTTACAACTCCAGGAGCAACTACAACAAGTTATACATCAGCGGATTTTACAACCAATACTTTTGAAGTTAAAACAGTTCCAACGTCTTCAACTTTTACAGTTACAATGCCATCAAATGAAACAGGAACTGGTGTTACTGCAGGTGGAACTTTAACTACAACTCCATATATTTCTATTGGACCAACATTTCAAACTCCTGCATTTGGTTATGGTACAGGATACTTTGGTGGAACAATTCCAACTTCAGTTACAACACAATTAAATGGAGCACTTAACAATTCAGATACAACTATTACTGTAGATGCAACTGCTGCATTTCCAGCTACCGGTCGAATAGATATTGGAACAGAATTAATTACTTACACTGGTAAAACTGGAACTACTTTTACAGGTTGTGTTAGAGGTGCAAACGGATCAACAGCTGCATCTCATTTAGATAATGCGATAGTAACTAATGCAATAAGTTGGGTTGATTGGGGAGAAGAATCTAATACGGCAGGTGTAACACTTGCACCAGGTTCTTGGTCACTCGATAACTATGGACAGATTCTAGTTGCAACTGTCAAGAACGGAGCAACATATACTTGGGATCCATCTGCTGCAGGAAGATTAAGTGTAAGAGCTACGGTAGTTTCTAATGCTCCAACCGCTTCAATTTGTTCTGTTGTATCAGATAGAGATAGACATTTATTTTTAATGGGAACAGAAACAACTATTGGAGATCCTTCAACACAAGACCCGATGTTTATAAGATTCTCAAATCAAGAAGATATTAATAATTGGAATCCAACAGTTACAAACACTGCTGGTACATTTAGATTAGATACTGGAAACGAGATTATTGGAGCAATACAAGGTAAAGATTATGTCTTCGTACTAACTGACCAAGCAGCTTATACTATTCAATTCGTTGGTCCTCCATTTACATTCTCAATTAGACAGGTTGGAACAAATTGTGGATGTATTGGTCAACACGCAATGGTATTTGCACAGGGTGCTGTATTTTGGATGGGATTTGGTGGAGGATTTTTTGCATTTGATGGAACTGTAAAACAATTACCATCATTAGTTGAAGACTTTGTATTTACAAGTATTGGAGATAATTTAGGAATTAATTACGATACAAGTCAGATAGTTTATGCATATCACAATTCATTATTTAATGAAGTAGGTTGGAATTATTCAAAAGCAGGATCCTCTCAAGTAGATAGAAATGTAATTTATAACTTCGTTGAGAATACTTGGGCCGTTGGTTCTTTAGCTAGAACAACTTATAATGATGCCTCTACTTTTGATTTACCTTATGCAACGCAATATATTACAAATGGTACACCTACATTTCCAACTATTAACGGTGTAACTAATACTTATGGTTCATCTAAATACTGGGCACAAGAAACGGGTGTTAATGAAGTAGATGCAGATGGTAATGCAACAGCTATTGCTGCATATATTAAATCAGGAGATTATGATCTGTCAGAACAAGGTTTAGCGGGGGACGGTCAATTAATTATGAGAGTTAAAAGATTTATTCCGGACTTTAAAAGCTTAGAAGGAAATGCAAAAATAACTTTATTCTTTAGAGATTATCCAGCAAATAGCGAATCAACACCTTCTACAACACCTCCATTAATTACTGGACCATTTACAATTAGCTCTTCAACGACTAAAGTAGATACGCGCGTGCGAGGAAGACAGGTGAGTTTAAAAATAGAAAATGATGCAATTGATGAAACTTGGAGATATGGAACTTTGAGACTAGATATTGAAGCAGGTGGAAGAAGATAATGGCAAAGATAACAGCTTTTGTACCAGAACCGTCAGATAATTATGATGTTAATAATCAAAGACAAATTTTGGAATCTATTAACACGATTAAGAATCAACTTAACTTTGGATATCAACAAGATTTAATTAACGAACAAGCAGCGATGCTACAATTTATGTATGGAAATCAAAATGGATTTGGATGTGATACAGGTACCCCATCTAATCCTACAG